CCCTTGTAGATCTTGCTCAATATTTTTATGAGCTTCAAGAATGGGACAGAGTAAAAGAGTATTCAGAGCTTGCGTTAAATATAAAAGAAAAGTTCTTAGGTTATTTCTGTGAATCAGACGCCTGGGGGTGGAAGCCACATGACCTTTTAGCTCTGGCTAACTACAACTTAGGTCTAGACAAAGAGGCACTACTTCATGGTAAAATTGCATTGGATCTTAATAATGATGACAGGCTAAAAAAGAATGTACAGTTCTATGAGTCAGCTTTGTCAAACAGTGGAGAATAATGTCATACAGATTAAAAGTAATAAAAGATAGTCCAATCGGATTTTGGATGCTTGATGAATCTTTAAGCAGTTCTGTTGCCATGGATTATTCGGGCTGCAATAACAACGGATCATATACAGGCTCTCCCGCTACAAATATTTTGCCACTTGTTCCAGGCGGAGGATCGGGTACAAAAATTACAAATGCCGCATACATTACTTTTCCAATAACAAATAACTATTACACAAGCACCTCTACGCCAGGGATGGCAACAAAATATTCTTCAGATAACGATTTTAGTATAGAGTGCTGGGTACATCAATCAATTGAGTCTACTTCAAAAACCACATTGTTTGCAGATAACACTAACAAGGTAGGTCTCTATTGGGACAGGGGAGACATTGTATTTAATGTATCTCAAAATGATGAAGTTCGATACCCAGTAACTTACTCAAAAAGATCAATGCACATTGTTGGAGTATATTCAATTTCTTCAATTTCTTTATATGTGGATGCAAGACTAGTGGCAACAAAATCTTTGTCATCTGAATTTAAATTTACAAATACAGCAATTGCATTTACGGCAGGGCCAACATCAAACGTATCAGATTCTTTTATAGTCGATGCCCCAGCAATATACAGGTACTCTCTTTCTCCACAATCGGTATTAAGTCATTTTAATGCAGGAAGCGTTTCGTCCTCTGCAATACAAATTGTTGCCCCAGATCAAGGTATATTGTTTTCAGGCACAGACGCATCTATCAGGGCTCAGTTTCAATATTCATATCCTATAAATAGAAGGTGGACGGAATTCCTAGATGAAAATACATACTATGATGAAGCGGCAGGATATATTTCATTTTACAATACTTATACCTCTGTAGCTAAAACATTTATTATGGAAGATTTCTTTATGGTCCCAAGCGGGATCCCGTATGTAACTTCAAAGGTTGAGTGGAGAAATGATTTAAATATATCTGTTGAGTCAAGCGTAGACGGGCTGGCATGGGAAAACTGTACAAATGGAATGCCATTGCCTCAATATACAAAAGATTCATTTAGCTTAACAGGATTAGTTTATTTAAAGATAACTATGACAACCTCAGATGCCAGCAAGTATCTTCCAAGACTTGCATATTTTGCAGTAAGCTTTTATACAAACAAAGATGTCTATGCAGACAACTTTGGATATAAGATATCATCTCCAACTGAATACTATATTGGATCATTAAATTACCCAGTTCTTTCAAGACATTATGATAATGGAATAAGAACAAAACCAGGCTCTGGATTTAATTTGTCCGCCTCCTCTTCTGTGAACTCTACAGAGATGCTCTTTACACCCTCTACAACCGCCGCTAACACCCTTATGTATTTACCTGCAGGCTCAGGCATACCAGAAACAAAGTATGCCTGGAACGGCTCAGGAACGGTCTCAAAGGCAAACATCTTATCAATATTTGTAAACGGAATTGATAGAACATCGGCAACTAATATAAGTTCATTTTTAATAGAAGAAGAGCCACACCACATAGTGATTAATTTTACTGTACCGATTTTAGGAAACATTCAATTTAATTATTTAGTATCTGGGGGTCCTACATGCCTGTATAACAATATAGCTGTATACCCAGATTACCTAACACAGCAAATAGTAAACACCCACTATGGTTTATATATAGGGAAAGCTTTAGTATCTATTTCAGATCCGTCCATTTCTGTGACAGAAAAACCGTTTAGGGCATACAATAATGACTGGATTGTGTTACAAAGTATATAATTCTGTCACCTCGGTTGACAAAAAGCTGGACTTGAGTAGACAATAATGGTAAAATAAAGTCCTATGGATATCAACAATACTAAATATAAGGTTCTTGATGAAGAAAGCACACTAGGCATATACGTCTGGGAAATGCCCGACGGCAGATGGATTGGGGATGATGATGGCAATTTTCTTTCAGTCACGTCAAAAAAGAACAACAGGTCTCTCATGGACGCTTTGGCTAGAGAAGTTCGCTCATTTGGTATTCACGAGGGCAAACCTAAATTCCTTTCTGCCCGAAGAAAAATTGACGACGAAGAATTTGAATACCAGCAACAAAGATTAAAATGGGGATTAATACCAGACCCGATGGATATTGGTAATTACAAAGATGAAATGAAAAAGATGGGTGGAGCAAAATGATTCAAGAGCAAGAAGAAGACGGAAGCACTATTGATATATCTAACACATCCGACTGGTTTTCTTTTAAAAAAGAACAGCCAACAGATGACCCATTTGCCATAAGCGGAGACGACCTAAGAAAAATAAGAGGGCTAGGATCAGCATTTAAAAGAAAGATTAACAGAGAATTTTCAAAGTCTTTTTCAGGAATTGAAGGAGTTGGCACACAACAAAATCTTCTTGCACAAGCTATTAGCGGCTATGCAATGTTTGATCTTATTGAGCCGCCATACAACCAAGAGTACCTATCTAAAATTTATGAAGTTTCAACATATAACTATGCAGCAATTAATGCAAAGGTTGCAAACATTGTCGGGCTCGGCTACGACTTTATTGAAACAAAAAAGACAAATGATGCATTTGATTCAATAACAGATGAGAAGCAATTAGAAAGAGCACGTAAGAAACTAAACAAATTGCGTCAAGATCTACACGCATGGCTTGACACAACAAATGTGGAAGACACATTTACTCAAACATTAATTAAGGTATACACAGACTTAGAAGCAACAGGAAACGGCTACATTGAAATTGGTAGAACTACAGGCGGAAACATTGGGTACATAGGTCACATTCCAGCGAAGACAATGCGTGTACGTAGACTCAGGGATGGCTTTATTCAATTGCTTTACGGCAAGGCTGTTTACTTTAATAATTTTGGAGACTCTGAAACAGAGAACCCAATTGCAGGACAAGAAGATAGACCAAATGAAATTATTCATTTAAAGAAGTATACTCCAATGAACAACTACTATGGCATCCCAGATATTGTGGCAGCCCAAGTAGCTTTGGTGGGTAACGAATTTTCTGGTAAATATAACCTTGACTACTTTGAGAACAAGGCGGTACCTAGATATATTATTACAGTAAAGGGAGCAAAACTTTCACCAGAATCAGAAAGAAAATTGCTTGAATTTTTCCAAGTAGGATTAAAGGGGAAGAACCACAGGTCCTTATATGTCCCTCTGCCATCAGATACTCCAGACTCAAAAGTTGAATTTAAAATGGAGCCTATCGAAGCTGGCAATCAAGAAGGCTCATTTGAGAAGTATCGCAAATCAAATAGAGACGAAATTCTTCTTGCCCACCGTGTGCCAATTAATAAAATAGGAACGCCAGAAGGAGTTAACCTAGCAGTTGCTCGTGACGCAGACAAAACATTTAAAGAGCAGGTTTGCCGACCAGCCCAGATGATTCTGGAAAAGAAAATTAATAATATATTTGACGAAAAGACAGATGCCCTACTCCTAAAGTTTAATGAGTTAACATTAACAGACGAAGACACCCAGTCTAAAATTGATGAAAGATATTTAAGAATGCAGGTTATAACACCTAATGAAGTTAGAATTAGAAAGGGCATGATTCCAATTGATGGCGGGGACGTAGTAATTGAACTCAAAGGCCCAGCCGCATCCGAGCAAGCATCCGTAGCTGGAAATACCAGACAAAGATCTCAAGATCGCCAAGCAACCTCCCCAGATGTTTCTGGAGAAGGCAGAAATGCCAAAGGCGACGGCAGACAAGTTGACTAACCCCACTCAACTGTTATTTGCCTTTTTATCTATAAGTCGCTAAAATTAAGCATATGAATATTGAAAAGTCTTTGTGGTCCAGTCATGGCGACAACATCAGTCTATCGGTTCCCTTTACAAAGGTTAACCGTGAAAAGAGAACGGTGTCGGGATTCGCTACATTAGATAATGTTGATCAAACAGGCGACGTTGTCACAGCAGAAGCAAGCCTAAAAGCCTTTGAAGGCTTTAGAGGAAATCTTCGTGAGATGCACAACTCAACAGCAGTTGGCAAGGTTGTTTCATTTAAGCCAGAAACATTTTATGATGCAGCAACAAAAGAATTTTATAACGGCGTATATGTAGATGCATACATTTCAAAAGGCGCACAAGATACATGGGAAAAGGTTTTAGACGGAACTCTTTCTGGATTTTCAATTGGCGGAAAGATTAATGAATCAGACAATGAAGTTAACAAGGCAAACGGCAAGACAGTAAGATTTATTAAAGACTACGATTTGATTGAATTATCAATTGTAGACTCTCCAGCAAATGAACTTTGCAATGTTCTATCTATTCAAAAAGTAAATGGTCAATTGGTATTTAAAGGAATTGCAGCAGAAGTTGTAACAGAAAACATTTTTTATTGTGAAGAAAGCAATTCTGTTTTTATCTCAACAGAAAAAACATATGACTCTCCAGTATCTGGTAAGCCAGCACAACTAATTGGTTGGGTTGAAAGTTCAGATGTTAACAAGTCAAAAGAGATTGATAAGATTCTTGATGCATATAAGCACTCAAGATTTACGTTGCCTGATACACAAATAGCAAAACAGGCAAACGCAGAAGGAGGTAATAAAATGTCAGAAAACACAGAAAACGTAGTTGCTGAAGTTGTTGCAGAAGATGCAGTAGTTGAAGTAGCCGTTGAAGAGACAGCAGTTGTTGCAGAAGATGCACCAGCGGCTGAGGCTCCTGCAGAAGATGCAGTAGCAGAAGACAATACTGCCGAGACTCTGGAAAAAGTAGCCGACGTATCAGAAGATAAGGTTGAAGAACCTGATTTTGCAAAGATGTTAGGCGACCTAAAGGGCTTTTTCTCAGAGACTCTAAATAAGGCATCAGAAGTTAATGCGGCACAAGTAACAACAATCCAAGAGACTGTTGAGGCTTTCAGCAAGAGCGTAGATGCTAGAATTTCAGAGTTGGCAGAACAACACACAGTGCTATCAAGCGCTGTAAAAGATATCAAGAGCACGATTGATGGTGTACAAAAGCGTGTCGATGCAGTAGAGTCCGAGACTGCAATTAAGAAGTCTTCTGATCTTGGCCGATCAGAGGAAGTAACAATCAAGAAATCTAAATGGAACGGTTCTTTCCTCGGTTCCGTAAACGAAATATTTAACTAAGGTAGGTATAAAAATGAGCAATGAACTATTAGAAAAGGCCGTAGAATCTGGTACAACAGTATCAACAGGTTTCGGCTCAACAACTGGGGGAACAGGAATCCACCGTCAGTCAGAAAATGGCAACGGCGGACTACTTAACCCAGAACAATCTGCTCGCTTCTTAGACTATATGTTCGACGC